GGTCTTCGGTAGTGAGGGTTGAAAAAGAACTTGACTTTGTAGAAAATTATGATAGTGATAGTGAAAATATCTACCAAGAACCAAAGGCTGATAGGTTTGATGAGATAATAGGTTTGTTAAAGCAAGGTAGCGTATATGGAGAGAAAGAAAATATCACTTTAGGTGCTGTAGATGTTCCTATTGAAAAACAAATAGCTATTGATAAAATATCTACCAAAGGATTAAAGTCAGAAACATATAAAAACAATTCAGAAAGTAAATTAGACAAACTAAGGAAATTAAAACGTGGCAATTAAACCAATAACAAACAAAGATGCTCCAAATGTATCTTCTGTTAATCGAGAATCACAAACTAGTATAAGGAGTGAGAAAGGAAACTCTAAGGTTGTTATTAGAAAACCTGGCGGTGCTAATGCTGGTAAGGGATTCTCTATTGGTTTAAAAGAAATAGATACTGCGGTTATCAAACATATCCGAAATATTATGAAACCAAAGGTAAGGGAACAAAACGAGGTAATCTCTGTTCCTGTATTGTATGGTAATGAGGAAAGATGGAAGTCTGTTAAAGCAAGGGGTGCTTTACGAGATAAGAACGGAACAATAATCTTACCTGTTATGGTAATAAAAAGAACATCAGTAGGATTTGATGACAATATGCCTATGTCATTTGATAATGATTTACAAGGTAAATTTATATCAGTAGTCCGTTCAAGTAGTGGGTGGAGTAAAAATAATAGGTATGATAGATTTTCAGTATTAACAGGTCAACAACCAGTTCAAGAGTTTGTTAAAACCGGTATGCCAGACTTTGTAACTTGTAGCTATAGTATAGTTATGATGACATCTTATATAGAGCAAATGAACGACTTAAATTCAGTTTGGTTAGAACACTTAGAAACTTACTTTGGTGACCAAACCAGTCACCGTTTTCTTTCATCACTTGATGGTGATATATCAAATGAAATAGAAATGGAATCACAAGGTGAGAGAATGATTAAGAATGAATTTACTATGACTATTAAGGGATATGTAATGCCAGAGTTTACTGATAATATCTTAGGTAAAACTGCTGAAATGCAAAGAGGATATACACCAAAAAAAGTATCGTTTTCCGAAAAAATTATATAATTATATATATAAATTGTTACAACAAACTAAACAAGAGGTTTACAAATGTCCGAAATTAAATTTACAGAAGAAGAACTTAAATCATTAGCTGAACTACAGAACAAATCTGCTACTATAACAAACAGATTTGGTCAATTAGCTATTGCTAAAATCAACTTAGAAAAACAAAACGAAGCAGTTGAAGAAGAAGAGTTCAAACTTCATGAGGAATTAGAAGGTCTTAAAAAAGAAGAACAAACACAACTAGAGTCTATTACTAAGAAGTATGGTCCTGGTCAGTTAGATCCTCAGACAGGTGTATTCACACCAACCGTAGAAGTAGAACCCACAAAGTAAAAAAAACTACAATTATAAATCCTTTTTTTATCTTTTGAGAAAATAGGTAATATTTATATATGAATAATTATATTTAAATCATTCCTAAAAGTTTCGGAGAAATTAAATGGCTGAAAAAATTGTATCACCAGGTGTATTTACAAATGAAATAGACCAATCGTTTTTACCCGCGGCAGCCGGTCCAGTTGGAGCTGCTATTGTTGGTCCTACTGTAAAGGGTCCTGTTCTTGAACCAACCATAGTTAATTCTTATGGTGAATATGTTAGATTGTTTGGAGAGTTAATACAGAGTGGTAGTGATAACTATCAGTTTTTAACTTCTCATACTGCTAAAGAATATTTACGACAAGGTGGTCCAGTTACTATTGTAAGAGTAGCTGGTACTGATACTGCTCGAGCTACTGCTAATGTAGATTTGACCATCCATCCATCTGGATCAAACGATACTATATTCACTCTTGAAGCTTTAGGAGATGGTCCTCAGTTTAATAACTTTGTAGGAACTGGTTCTCAGTTTGGAACTGATGAATTATTAACACCAGAAGTAAATTCTACATCAAATGAACATTTTGGTAGTGGATCATTTGGTGGTCGTGGTGATAACTTTCGTTGGGAAGTATCAAATCATAATACTTCTAAAGGTACATTTACCCTTTTAATTAGACAAGGTAATGATACCATAAAGAAAAAGAAAATAATTGAAACACATGCTAATTTATCATTAGATCCAGATTCTAACGATTATCTTTTAAAAAGAGTAGGAAACCAAACAAATACAATTGCTACAGAAAATGGAGTTGCTTATTTACAACCAGTGGGTGAATTTCCAAATAAGTCTAACTATGTAAGAGTAAGTAATTTACCTGATGGTAGGAAAACACCAAATTACCTTGATGAAAACGGTAATGTAAACAAACCTTATAATGGAAGTGAAACAACTTATTTACCTCCAGTTGGTAGTGGTAGTTATGGTGGTGCTTTTGGATGGAGTACTCAGTTAGGATATCCAACTGTTGGTTTTACATCACAAATTGCTGGTGATTTAGGAACTGCTGAAGTAGAACATCCATTTAATTTTTATGATAAAATAAGTGGTACTCAATCACAAGGTGTTGACTTATCAGTTAGTAACGCTGTAATTGGAACTGGTGGATACGCTACTGCTCTAAGTTTATTATCTAATAAAGACCAATATAATTTTAATCTATTAGTAATACCTGGAATAGTTGACCAACAAACAGATCATAGTGCTGTTATAGGACAAGCCATTCAACTTTGTGAAGACAGAGGTGATTGTTTCTTAGTATATGATAACACTAACTTAACAGATAGTGTAGCTACTGCTAAAACAAATACAGAAGTTCGTAACTCAAGTTACGCTGCTGCTTACTATCCTTGGGTTCAGATAATAGATGCTACTACTGGTAATTATAGATATGTTCCACCATCAACCGTGATTGCTGGGGTATATCATTTTAACGATGTAGTCGGACAACCTTGGTTTGCTCCTGCTGGTTTAAACAGAGGTGGAATTGATAGTGCTGTTCAGGCATATAGAAAATTAACTCAAGGTAATCGTGATGACCTTTATGAATCAAATGTTAATCCGATTGCTACATTTCCTGGACAAGGTGTTACTGTTTTTGGACAGAAAACAACACAGAAGAAAGCTTCTGCTCTTGACCGAGTAAATGTAAGAAGATTGTTAATTAACTTAAAGACATTTGTTGCAAGTTCTTCAAGAGGTTTACTCTTTGAACAGAATACAAGTAGATTAAGAAATCAGTTTTTAAATGTTGTTAATCCTTATATGGAACAAGTTCAATCTAATAGTGGATTGAATGCTTTCCGTGTTGTAATGGATGATTCAAATAACACACCAGAAACTATCGATAGAAACATGTTAGTAGGTCAGATATTTATTCAACCTACAAAAACTGCTGAATTTATCGTATTAGACTTTGTAGTACAACCAACCGGAGCTGCTTTTCCTGAATAGATTTTTGGAAAAGTGATATTTATTATTATAGGAGATAAATAATGGCCGAATTAGTAACAGCACAAGAAATATATTACACAGCATATGAACCGAAACTGAAAAATCGTTTTATCATGGAGATTGCTGGTATACCTGCCTTCACCATAAAAACAGCACAAAGACCTCAAATAACTTTTGATGAGGTTGTGTTAGAGCATATGAATATAACAAAGTATGTTAAGGGTAAGGGAAGATGGCAGACTCTACAGATTACTCTGTATGACCCGATTGTACCATCAGCTGCTTCTGCTGTCATTGAGTGGATAAGACTACATCATGAAAGTTCTACTGGTCGTGATGGATACCAAGATATGTATAAAAAGAATGTTGTTTTTAATGTCTTGGGACCTGTTGGTGATAAGATTGAACAATGGACACTTTTTGGAACTATGATACAAGATGCCGCTTTCGGTGACTTAGACTTTAGTTCTTCAGATCCAGTTGAAATAACACTAACATTAAGATACGATTACGCTGAACTAGAATTTTAAAGAAAAGTTGTAAACATACAACAAGGAGTTATAAATGTCAGAACATAAGTTCCCTACGGAAGTTATTGATTTACCATCTGGTGGAAAAGTATATCCAAAAGACTCACCACTTGCTGAAGGTAAAATTGAATTAAAATATATGACCACAAAAGAAGAAGACATCCTTATGTCTGAAAACCTTATTAAGAAAGGTGTGGTTATTGATAAACTACTAGATAGTTTGATTGTTACAAAGGGTGTAAATCAAACCAGTTTAATATTAGGAGATAAGAACGCTGTATTGGTTGCTTCTCGTATATTAGCATATGGTCCTAATTATACCGTTGAAGTAACAAACCCAAATGATCCTGAACAAAAGATAGAACATACATTTGACCTTACAAAGTGTCCGTTTAAAGAAACATCTAAAGATGTTGATTATTCAGATAATTCATTTGA